CTTGTGATTGAATAATTTGAACCTGTCGAGATTTATTGGTCCAGGTTTTTCAATAGCATCAAAAATAGATTCAATTTCTTTTTGGGTAGATTCTGAAATATGTTGATGTCTAGCGATAAATTGCCTGGTTCTATCCGTAAATTTGTGGGTTTTAAGTAATTCATTAACTTCGGTTAAAGACGGGTGGTGCTTCCACGAGTCCTCCCACACAGGTTCGGTTCCTACTGAATTGCGCAATAAACATTTACCAATTGATGTTATTATGGGACATGCAGGAAATTCGTATAGCAAGGAACGAGCCTTCGCTTGCATATATTTCATCAATTTATGGGGTTGACTTTTAAATCCACTTGCAATGGTAAAAAAGGTTTTCTTGAGTATTCGACGAATTTCTCCTACATTTTCCAAGTCATCACATTGGAATGCTATTTGGCAAAATCGAGTTGTTTCCACAGAATCATGTTTTTCTATCTTACTAGTTAATCCAATTGAGGCAAAGTCTTGTTCGGTTAATTCAAATTGGCCATTATATCCAATTAGTGCATCATCTCCTTCTATTAAGAGGTCAAATGAGTTCCAAAATTTTATGTCATTTAATGAAGGCTTTCCATACTTCTTCCATAACATATAAATAATCAATGACATATTGGTGAAACCGTTTCCTAATGAAGTTGACATTTCTCCACTCTGTCTGATTCCGTTGACTTTTACCTTAAGGTCCTTGTTCTGTGGTGTGTTTTCTCCTTCGAGCATAGCTGAGTATTCTGTTGCTAATTTAGATCCCTTTGGTACATGTTTCATCATGAATTTGTACAATTGAGATTCACAAATCTGCATCATTTGAGGTGTCATATGGCTTTCAAATGCGGAATAGTCTGAACAATAAATGTGTTCAAATCGTTGGAAGCGAGTTTTGATCATTTTGGGTCTTTCAGCGACGTCAATGTGTTTAGCAAAGTATCCCATTTCGTCATAAAAACACTTTTCAATGGCACGAATCATGGGTCCATACTTTACTTTCGCGGCGTCACATCTTGCGTTTATTGTTCTTGGGTATTTGGGTTCTTCAAACATTTCGCGCTTGATGAAACTTTTGATCATAGCTATGCGTTTTGGGCTTAGGTCTGGAAGTTTTACACTAGCATCATCTAACTGTTTTTTACGCCATTCAGGATGGGGTAGTTCATTCCTAAATGTTTTGTAAGACAAGTCTGTGCTTGGTGATAAATGATATAAACAGGAATGAAGTAGACTTCTCACAAAACTTTTCTGTTCCTGGTAATTCTTAATCTCCGGGGGTAATTGTAACAATCGCTTAAATGTTGACATGAGTTTACCTAATATGGAGTTGTTGTCTGGCACGTATGGACACACGTTTTCGATAAAGATTGGCAATGCAGCGCCAACATAGTGTCTTTTTGACAAGGTATTCTTTATTTGAATGCTTGCGCGCTGGGTTACCAATTCTTTATTGAACAGTTCTTTGAAATCGGTTACCCTGTAACCGATTAACAACCGTCTAGGTTGTTGTTTCAGTGTCCGTTGTAATACGTACCCTCGATATCTTTTGAGCAAAAACATATTCGCGTACCATGACTACAAGCATGGCTTTTGTTTGGGCGAGTTGGACAAAATCAATTGCATAGGCGTCCTGCAAGAAACGTATGGCTCCGTCTATAGATTCTATAGTTAGAGTTAACTTGGGGTTGTTTATATAAATATTTACTAATTCCCAAAATAGTGGTACCTGGACATTGAAACGGGTTATTTGGCCGTTAAATTGGCGGGTTACTACCATCACGTTAAATGCGTCGACTAAGCATGGGGCGTACAATGAGTGTACAGATCGCTGTGTTTCCGATGAGATTTCATAAGTGTCCATTATAATCTTATAATGAATGTCTGGTTCTAATAGCCAGTCTAGGGTTTGTCTGACTAAAACGGTTAATGAAAGACATGTCCATATATAAAGTTGGACACAAATTTCGGTGAATGTGTTTACCAGTGTGGTTAAGATGGTTTCTCCAAACACGATCACATACCATACCTGGAATAATATGAATGATAATGTGAACGATTGGAAGGGGTTTGTTTCGTCATATTTGTCCACCCAGATTCGTTTGAGTTCTAAATCAGTGAAAGATTCATTTATCTGTTTGACAACCGTAGTGAATGAATAAATAATTAAAAATAAATCAAATATAAACA